ATGCAGAGGGGGGGTACCTTTTGCGAGACCCCCCCCTCCCTTCTAAATTTTTTTTTATTTTTTTTTAAAAATTATTTAAAAAGATTTTATTCGTTTAAAGAAACTTTTTTGTACATTCCTGTAACGTTTTCTTTTAAAATTTCATTAATTGCTAACTCGATTGCAACCTCTTGATCAACTTCTGAAATTTGTGTTGACATGACCACGATGTAGGCTAGCATGCTTGGTGTGTTGTACCCATGCATTCCATCAAACACATACCACTCATCGTACTCAGTGAAAGGATCATAAGGATTGTCTATAGTTGTAAGCATCACAGTGTCTGCCATCTAATCATTCTCCTTTCAATGCTGTGTCTAGAGTGGTCAGTGATACACCCAACTGAGCAGCTATCTCAGCCCTAGTGTAGCCAGCTGTACGCATAGAGGCAGCCCTACGTGTCTTAGCAGGTGTCATTAGATACACCTCCTTTGGTGTTGCATACTGACGCACTACCTCTATGTCTGTGTTAGATAGGATCTGCCTAAGCTTGTTGTCACTGATGGCACCAGCTTGAATAGCATCCCACTCCTTAGGTGAGATCTCTATCTGGGATTCCTTCTTGCTAGCACCCATGCGTACACGAGCCTTCTCTAACGATTGAAACTTAATCTTCTTAACAGTTGATTCCTCAAGATTAGGATTAGCATCCCGCTTGGCCCGGACCTCTGCGTTTGCAATGACCTGTGCCTGTCTTTCAAGAGGCCTGTTTTTTTGGGCGGTCTTCAAATTTGAGGTCAGGCTTTCAACTTGAGGGGCGTATGAAACTTTAGCAGAGGGAGAGTAGATGAGAGAGGGGGTCTTGTGTGATGCCACACGAGCAGCATTAGCCAATGCTTTCAGATCATTAGAGTGACTAGCATACACAGTCTCCATACGGGTACCCGATGACAGGGCCCTTGCATCCTCTACATTAGCTAGCTTTGGAACTGCCTCTTTCTTTAGTGTCCCAGATCTAGTTGTTTTACCTGTATCAACGTAGACCTTACGTCCAGTCTTTGGATCGAAGGGGCCACCTTGTCTAGCAGGACGGGCCTTTCTTTGATTGATCCATTCAGGCGACCCTGCCAAGGACAGCAGAGTAGACGCACCTTTCTTACTACCACCCTGATACTCAGTCTTCAACTTTGGTATACCATTATCTTGAGAAGACTTACGATAATCAAGGTTGTGATTCTCAGCATCAATGACTACCATGGAATGGCGAATAGCTTGGGCTATCTTATTTTGTGGTGCACCATGAACAGTCATGTCTGTAATTAAATTGGTTATACTACCCATCTCCATTTGTTTACGAGCCGGAGTAATTTTCTCCATACCCGGGTATGCTTTATACAATTCTTGTGGATCGAAACCCTTCAATCCTTCAAGAGCAGGGGTAGTTTTAATCTTCCCTTGATTATTTGGAATGACTACTACTGTGTCGCCATCAAAATCAGCACCAGACAAACGACTAGCTACTGTGTGGTGAATACCAACAGCATCTCGAGATTCTCCTAGCAAGCGTTGTGCTTCTGGATTCCTGTTGTTAACTGTTAATTCAGGAATCTCGAATGTTCCACCATGAGGGAACCTAATTAAAGCTACCCGCTCACCATTGTTGTAATTTGTTGCATAAATTTCATCAGTCTTCATTGAATTTATCGGAAGAATTGTGTGCCATTGTTGACGACTTGATAAAGCTGCGGCATCAAGATGAACTGCTGCAGAATCAGTAGCTTCAGCAAACGCATTAAGAAGATGCTTCTTAATTGTAGGATTCGTAAGCGACATGATTGTGTCAAATTCATTTAGCCGACGCTCATAAGTCATATTTAATTGTTCTAATGCTAACTTTGGGCTCTGCTTTGAAAGGAATTGCGATGACAGTTTTTTATTCCAATCAACCCATTGTCCTTCTTCACGAACAATATTCATAGCAGATACATTTTTTTCATGAGGAGTTCCAGGATTCTCAAGTATCTGACTAACAATAGCTCCAAACGGAAGATCTTTATCTTCTTGCAGCGGCTTCAAGGCATCTAACTTGTTGCCTGTACTGGTTTTTTTAGTATTAAATTGAAGATCTACCCCTTTAGGCATATCATCTTTGTATATTGCCATTCCTTTGATGTAATGCCCATCACCAACCTGAACACGAACTTGAGCATACAAAGATTTACCAAGCGTGATGTCTTTAACATTCGGTCGCACATATATTACGCCATCAGCTTCACCACCACCATCTTCTTTGTAAATGACCTGTAAACGTTTTGGGTCGAGCGCTATGGCATCATGAACTTTACCATAATCTCTACCACCACTATCAGAAAATTCTTGAATCTGTTTAATTTTATCCCTATTTTTTTGAACATCCCCCCATGTTGTTCCAGGGGGGGTCAAAACTTTCATGTTTGTTTCAAACTTTGTGCCAGCTTGCGGCATCTTAATTATATGCTTCCGGTATCCTTCATCTTCTAGAATAGATACGGCTGCATTAAGTTTTTCCTTACTGATATTTAGACCGACTTCGACTCCTTCTCCAATATCCACATAAGTTTTTTCAGCAACTTGACGTCTAAGCATATCTGATGTTTCAATAAGTATGTGCGTCTTGTCTGCGGCTCCTGGCTTAAGTAAAGATCTCACAACAGACTCGTTAATTCCCATTTCTTTCCCAATAGCGACATTAGACATACCAGTATTTTTAAGTCTTTGCGCCTGGCTAATCCTTGCTTGTTTAGTCGCTGCAGTTGCAATTGTTTTGGTTGCACGAAATTGTGCTTCAGTAAGCCCAACACCTTTAGCAATTTGATTTTCCGTAAGGCCTTGGGATTTCATATCTTCGACATAATCGTGAAAACTCTTACTCCTTTGCTCCACATTACCACCACTACCCCACGGGTATCGCCCTGAACGTCGAAGAATTCCATAGTGTAATAAGTCATCTTCTTCGATAATCACAGGCTCGCCTCCTTTATGGCCTCTATTTGTTTATCAAACTCCATAATGACTTGCATGATGTGAGATATTAAATCTGGGGTTGGGTCAAAAATACGAATTTCCTCTCTTTGATAGATCCGAAGTTCAACCTCAATTGTGTATGGATCTATTCCATACTCGAGACAAAACAAAGCTGCATAAACTTCAAGCTGTCTTTCTGATGTATGAACAATTCCAGTTTTAAGATCATGAATTCGAAGCTTATTTCTTCTGAATGATATTGCATCTGCAGTTCCAAAACAGTTTTCAGAATAATAAAGTACCTGTTCAGAGGTCATTTTGTAACCAATGGCATCATTAACATAAGTAGACAATGCCTGATTTGATTTTGCTAATTTTATACCAAGACGAATCGCTTCCGTGGCAAGAGCATGAATATCAGAGCCTCTTTTTGCCGCCATTGCCGAGAGATACCGAGCTTCTAATTTTTCATCATTATAGTTTAACCAATGATAATTACTTGGGCTTAAAAACGCATGTTTATCTTTTAAGTCTAAATGCGAATTGAAGATCATTAAGTACCATCTCTTCTATATCTGGGTATATAATTTCACAAAACGACATGGCATTAAACAACTCAAGATAATGGTTTTGATTTGGTTGAAGTGAAGAATTTGAAGAACGCTTACATTCTAACATCGCCCATCGATCACCATAAAGAATTAAAATATCTGGTATTCCTTGCACATCCATGGCATCTGGTTTAAGTATAATTGACGAAGGAAATAAATGCTTAAGTTTCTTAATAAGCTTTGCCTGATACACAGCTTCGCTCTGAGACATAAGCTCCTCCAAAAAAATAAATATCAGATTAGCGATTCCTCTCCATATCAATACATGTTTTTGCGACGAGGAAATACTCTATGGCTTCAAACCCTCACAACTTCGCCGATAAGTTCTTAATTCTGGGTCATAACGATAAATACAAAACATTTTATCCATGACGGTATCCATTGGCGTTGTAGCTGGTAAATCGTCGATACTTGTAACCTTCCCACAATGCAAACATGCGCCCCCATCCATAACTAACTCAAGAAATCTATACATAGCGGTTCCTGGGTCTAAAGCTCCTGCCGCTTCCCAACGCTCTTTATTATTTCGCTCCCATCTTGCCGACACTATCCAGACAGTTGGCTCTTCCTCTTCGCAGAAACGAACTTGAAAATTCGTAGCACCCATGCGCCCGATCATGACTGTTCCCGCCACAAATCGTGAATCATCAAATGGATCATTCATACTGGCTCGATCAAATTATGAGGAAGATTTTTAATACTTGCTTCACTAATTCCACGCCCTGGCTCAAATATACAAATCTTTCCTTCTGGAACATTTTCACGCCATAACACAGTTGGTTCTCCAATCCAATTTTGTCTACGCATCTCTTCTGAAATAGCGGCTTGAATAAATCCAGCAGCTTCTTCAGGATTTGGAAATCCATATGGAACTCTAACCGTCACATCAAACATCCCCCTATTCCCATATATCCGTCGCCTATTATCTTCAATGTTTTTATTCACCCATCTCCTTTTAAAAATCATCCCCTTCTTCTTTTCTCATATCAACAAGTTTAAAAATCTCCTTCATTTTTTCTCATGTCCACAATTTCAAAAATTGAATCATCTGGAAAAACGCGCTCGCCAGTATAGGTAGATCTCCAAATGTCTGAAAATAATAATCCCTCTGCCATCCCGGCTTCGATGATTGAGTGATAAAATATTTCTTTGGTTATGTTATTTACAAAAAGATTTTTGAAATATGTTGGTTGTTCAACCTTCAACTGACGAGAATACTTCCACGCATACCATGGCGGACGCCACACAAGGTTTTCTAACCAAATATTACCCAGATTGCCATCCAGGACCACAACTTGGGTACAGCGGGCGTTAGAAGGCAAAATAAAGGCCTCTGCGAGGATTCTAGCAACGCTTCTGGTATGCCGGACGTGATTTTCATCCATTAGAGTGATTTTGACGTGTCCAAACAGCGTTTTGCTGGTTTGCATGTAGCAATCTTGGCGATTGTTGTAAATTCTCCCAAAAGTACTAATTTCGTAATTTGGGAATTCTTCGATAGTTCTCCAAATTTCTTCGAATTCGTGGTACATTTTAGCTCCAAATCCACAAAAATCCTTCGGCGTCACATTTGCGAAAAAACATCGAAAAAGTTCTTAAATAGAATGTCATATATGTATACTCTCTATACTATCTGATCAGAGTAAATAGGTAAGAAATATATATAAGACTTTTTTGATGTGTTTTTTGCAAATATGACGCCCCCCATTTTTTTACCCAAAAAGGGCCTTTAACATGCACTTATACCAATACCACTAACTACCCTAAAAAGCGGCACATTTTTAACTTTTGAAAATCTTCCATTTTTTACTCAAAAAACAACTCTAAATTTTCGTCCTTTTTTATCCACTTTTTTTCGTTAAAATTCTTTTTATTCTGCAAAGATTTTTTTATTTCAAAATCGATTTTCAGATCTGACGCCAAAATATAGTAAAATAATGACGAAAATGGAGTGTTTAAACGGTCGATTCTTCCTTGCGCTTGAACGAAGTTTTTATACGAATATGTGAGCGAATATAGCACCATTGCGTCCGTCGAAATGCAGTTCCAAGCCTCCGAACCGGCTATATATTGCACCAAATATACCCATTTATCACCCCCATTTCCTTCTGGAGGGGGGTCTTTTTTATGCCCGTTCCATTCAAAAACCGAAATTTCGTCCTTCAAAGTCCTTAAAATGGCCAATTCGTAATTAAAATTGTAGAAAATAATCAATTTAGGATGAGTTTTCATCAGTTCACGCACCGTTTCAAGGCGTGAAGGATCACTATTGGCTACCCTACGCATCAATCGAAACAGCTCAGAAGCATCCTTAATAGGCCGATTTTCCCAAGGATTCCACCGGTTTTTGAAGACAATTTTATACAAACCCTTATCATATTTGACCGGTAAATAGTTCAAATATCTCTCTGTGTGACTGAAATATGGCATCTCTACCAAGACATCATTACGCAAAAATTCGAGCTTTTTCTCCTTCAAATACATCCGAATTCTTGGATATTTTGTCCATGGTTCGTACAAAATATGCTCAAATTTGAAGTTGGTTATGTTCCTGTAAAATCCGTTTGCGATGAATACGGGGGCATAATCCAACCACGTATCTCCCGGGGTTGCAGTCAATAATACCCAATGGTTTTCCCGGGCAATTTTTATGAAACTCTTTACCCAAGACCCATTTGACACAAGGCGCTGTTCATCGAAAATAAAGAAGGCGTCCTTAATCCCGATGTATTTCTTGACGTTGTTCCACGAATCGACAGTAATCAAACCTGCTACACTCAACTCAGGCCCGATACCGAATCCGACAGCCTCCTTCTCCCAATCAAGACTGTCACGCTTTTTTGCGGTAGTGATGACATAAATATCACGAGGTTGTTCGGCTTTCATGTAGTATCCCAAAACGGTGGCGCTTTTACCTACGCCAACCCCTCCCCACAAGATCTTTCCACTGCCTAACAACTCAATGGCGTCTAGTTGATGCTGCATCAGTTCCATTTATGTCACCTCCTTCCAAAAAATTTAAGCCTTGTATGCTATGCCGCGAAATCAGTATCACATCTATGCATCAAAGCCCAATGTTTCGCCCTTTCCCAAGCACCGCCGACTTTCTCTATGAATAAAATCTCCTCGAGACAATCCTCACACAAAGCGTTGGCGGATGTGTTAGTCCCTTTAACAGAGACATTGTTTATTACTCTGTCAGGCATAACGCTCCTTTGTCGAATAGGTAATAGGGGCATGTACAGTATGATAGTACCGTCCCACAAACGGCTCATTATCAAACCATACATGCCCCCGTCGTTTCAATTGACCAAGCTCACAAACAAACTTGATCTAGCATTGGGGTTTGTGTCCCAACTAAGAGAAACCGGTTTTTTGTTTATCTGAACCACAAGAGGATGTGGCATCCCGTGGCGCTCTGTGTGACCTTCACAGTCATGCTGTGGGCTCCCTCACCGGCGGGCATAGTGTCGGTGAGCCGGATAGCGTGAGTATCCTTAATCTCCCACAACCGCTTTGGGCCTAAGATCTATTTAACGTCGCCCAAACGACGATCACTCCACCCACGCAAGATTTTTGCGGGCTCCCTGACCATCGCGGGTGAATGGGATGATCAGCCGGTAGGTGCTCCCAGGGATATGAAAATACCCTACCTTACTCCCGCAAAACAATTCCCAATTACGTCTAACTCAGTTACTTTGAAATATCCAGCCATGTCTTCAGAAACCCATACAAAGGAAGCTGGTATTTCTTCTCCTTTACGAGTTATGCATGTTGCTGGATAAACAACTACTCCTACTTTTCCAGTAAAATTCTCATCCGTCCCGAAACTGTATACTTCACGAATTCGGACAACATCTCCGACTTTAGGCATTGCGACTACTTTCTCGAATTCGTTGTTCACGTCTTTCTTCGAACTCGTTGTATGTGTCTTTGAGTAATGCAAGATTTTCTTCCATCGTCTCAAAAAGTGTTTCTTTTCTAGACGATTTTGGTATCTCCATGACAAACCTAATTGGCCCATCATCTCCTTCGTCTTCCAATATAAAGATCATTTTTTTAGTCATGGATTTCTCCTTCTTCCACCACATCCATCGGAGTTCTAGGAGGAAATATGAGCATTGCCGTCGAGTACTTCTTGAAACTCGCCCCATAAATGAACAGTTCGAGCACAATATGCTTTTTCTTATTAAGCCGACGTTTTTCAACTCTAACCAAAATGCCTGCTAAATAAAACTCATCTCCAATTTTCAAATCTTCTGAAAATTTAAGTTCAGTTTTGAAAGTATCGTCTTTTGTAGGCATGGATTTCTCCTTCTAATCAGTATAGTCAAATTTGAGAAGTCCTGCAACAAGGACTGGGTTTTTGTAATGCTCATTATCCCACACATCCTCTGCCGGTAATATAGCTGTTTTGATTTCATCACGATTCAAAACATCTATGACTAAGACTTTTTTCTTGTCAGTGAGATGTGGTTTTACCCCATTGTTTAAGAATGTGATTAATTCAATGTTGTCTTTTTCTATATCAAGGACGAATGTCTTAGTCAAAAGACGCTCAAGTTGCTCACCCATAGATTTTTTTGTCATTAGTAGTTTCTCCTTATATAGAAAAATAAAATGAAGAGTGTATAGTGCTATCTTATGTAGCTTATTATCTATACTCTCCTCATTATAACCCATGTATTTTATGCGAGGCTAAGGTTGATCGTCGAATATGTTATGACTTTCTTCTTCCGCCTCCTCCCCAGCAGCAGCTACCCACGCTTCGATGTCGTATTCTGGAATGTTAATTCTGGATGCCATAACGTCGACTTCTTCCGTGCAAGGCACAAACTGATTGAAAAAGGTCTTTCTTGACAAGCATCGAACATTATCGTCTTCACCCATCACAGTAACCCAGAATCCAATATATGCTCTAAAAATGTTGGGAACCAATCGACGATTAACCGAGATATAAGGGATGCCTTTATCGGTTTGACGAAGCTCACCGATTCCTTCGGCGATCTCACCAATATTCTCCTTTGTGATCTCGATGGCTTTAACCTTGAAGGGTTTTCTGACAAATGTCGCGTATTCAATATTATCCATCACATACTCCTGTTAATAGTGGCTGAGTTACTTAGCAGGCATTGATGCTAGATATGACGCACAACCTAGAATTATAGTCCAGGCAAGAATTCTGTCCCAATACCAATCAGAGGGGGGGCGTATTTTTGACTTCATTCATGCCTCCGATTCGATTACAGCGTACTTACGCTCAAGCTCGTCTTCCTCAATCGTGACGAACATGGATTGGAGATATGCTTTTGTCCCACTTTTGCCGTTTACTGTCCATTCGTATCCACGGGCGATGAGATCACAAGTTTGAATATCAGCCCAATCCAAGACCGACACGGATTCTTCGTTAAGATATGTTCTGGATGTGGATGTGATCATCACAACTCGAGGCGGACGATTATTGAAGTTCACCGCCACTTGGATATACGGTGTATCTTCTTCATCTTCTCCTCTGGAAGAGAGATATTTGACATTCCAACCATCCTCGAGCATCTGGATAGCAACCTTATCGTCAAGAACAACTGAGAAATTCTTATCTCCTTCTCGATTATATTGCCCTTCCTTTCCACTGAAATTTTTGAACAGAAGACGGGCATCTTCAATCATGAATGTGCGTACATCATCAGCCATTATCTCTCCTTGTCAAATATCCAATCCACATGGTTCCCCAAATTGGGATATAGCTTCAATTGCTTTGTCTTTCAAGAGTTCAAAATATGACATATCAATATGCAAGGTCTTGCTTTCATTACGTTCTGCAGCTACTTCACGGGTTATCCAAGAATATCCTTTTGTCCCACTCACAGCATATTTCATATCGTCTTTAACCCGCCATAAGGTTCCGCCATCCAAGACAGGAACAAAGCTTCCGGTGCGGCCAACGTGCACCATGTTCTCGATCTCTCCACTATCTGAGAAATCGAGATACATTCGTCCTTGCACGACATTCTTAGCCCTGCAGAAGTCTTTGAACTCGAGTTCTTCATGTGTGAACACAGTCTTCAACACATAAGGATCTTGGAATTGGGCTCCGACAGCTGTCCATTTGTCGCCGCTTCGAGCAATATAGACAGCGTCATTGACCAAGCAGAACCAGTCATAAGTCGGTTCTTGTTCGAAATCATACCCATATTCTTTTCCAAAGGATATGACAAAGTCGATTGTATCTTGAGTGGCGTTCGGGATCTTTATGGAGTCTGTTTTGATATGAATTACACTTGATCCACGTTCTTGAACCGCATGCTTCAAATCAATCATGAAAAGCGCACCACGTTTGGCTACGATATTGTCCTTATTACGGTTATCCCGAAACGGGTTGTCAAATCGTGCGCTAGTGAGTCCATAGACGATGTTGATGACAATCTTAAGAGCATAGGATAATACCTCAGAGTCCTTATCGTCGTCCAGAAATTGTCCGAGCTTGCCGTCAAATAACCTCCGTGCAGTCTCGTAGTCCTTATGCTTGATTGCCAAACGCGCTTCTTTGAGCTCACTGAATTTCTTGGTATAGTGTCCAAATAGATTGAGGCACTCGATACTCGTCGGATGCATACTCGCAATGTCCAAAACGGACACGTTCTCGTAGGTGCCAGGTTCGGCATAGACATAACCACCTTCTCCGGTGATTTCTCCACGATATGTGCTCTCCTTTCCGTCAAAAATATACCCCGGGAATTTTTCCCCGAGGTTAGTATAGGTAAAGGAACTCCGAGGATTTTTTTCGTTTCCAAATATGATCTTTGCTGCGTGTGCTTGTGTCGTACTATTTATTGACAATCCTGATATAGCAGACAGAATTTGTCTTGCGACGAAGTCTTGTCTCCTATTTTCGAAGACTTTCTCAGTTGCCATAACATCATTGACACAATATGCTTCAACTACTGGCCAAAATTTTTCTGGAACTGGTTTGTCCCATGGAAGATCGATTTCAATATGAGGAATTTCAAGGTCGATCATAAATTGTTTCAGCCCTTGTTTCTTTGAGCTGAAATCGTAAATATCCGCATAAGACAAATTGTAAGCCTCACCCAAAAAAACATCCCGATTATTTCCCCCGAGAATAATCTTCTGACTGAGAACATAAAGCTCTTCTAGAGAATATCCAATGTATCTGCCATACAAGATATGATTGTCGTATCGACGATTATTGAACCCGACCAACTTCATCTTGAGCAAAGGCTCAACTTCCATTGGCTCGGGATTAATCATTCGAGAAACTTGTTGTTCACCTTCTGCTTTCCAACAGACAACGAGAAGGTTCGGATATACCTCGATGTCAAAGAATACGACAGGAGATTCTCCATCGTAAACCTCGGGCATTGCGCCTTTACCTACAAATTGCATACTTTGTACAAGTTTGATACAAGCTAGGGCTTGATGAGAACTTTTGGCTGCAAAGGTCAGTATCGTCGATCGCATGTCACGAAGATCGTAAGCCATCCCGGATTCGTATGCCTCATCTAAAATTGTGTGAATGAAATCGATTGAGGGTTTCGTTCCGGGGTGAATTTCTTTCTTCATGTTTCTTATAATTAGATCTCGAAGACCTTTTTCGCTTTGAATGCTTTTGGTCGGTATCAAAGACTTCTCCTTTTTTGGAAGCCCTCTGTCTATTGCGGTGATGTTGACATTATTACATGTCGTAAGTTTTCTTCTAAGTGCACTATCTCCCGCAAAAATTTTGATTTCTATTCCAACATCATAGACAGAGGAAAGTTCTTTCAAATCACCTAGATAAATATAGTGAAGATGAATACCTTTTCCGCTTTTACTTACTTCTGCGTATGTTGGGGGGAACTTTGACGCTGCTTTGATATTTTGGTCGAGATCTTTGCTTCCGTCTTCGTCCACCAAGTCGAAATCGATGACGATATGGTTTTCCGGTACTTTGACGTAATGTAGATTATGAGTATTGAGATCACCAAGCGTTGTGATAATGTTGATCCACTTTTTCTTGGGTACACCGTCATCACTAGCGTACTGAGCAGGGCGTCCTCGATACTGCTCGTCAAATACGGAATGCTGCTCTCGTAACTCAATGGAATATATACCTGTGGGCTTAATTGGGAGCTCTGTAAAAGAGATGACCTTTTCAAGATATTTGAATCCTGAATATAGATTTCGAAAGTCTTTGCCATCGAGCTTCTTCCTCTCCTCAAAATTATTAAAGTAATTTTTCAATTCCTCACGAAACTTGTATTGTGGAAGAGGCTTTTCAATACCCGTATCAATACAGTATTCCTTGTACAAGGCCCACGATTTTGTCAGGGTGATTGGGTCTTCTTCTTTGAAGGTATCGATATAAAACTCCACGAAATTATAAAAAATGTCTGTTTGCTGCATCATGTTCCTAGGACGATATGCGTTGTAATAATTTCGGCCAAGCGATTTGTATCTCGACAAACAATGCTCAGCAATGGCTCCCAATTCAAAGTTTGTTTGCTCCATGAGGATATGGTAGCTTTCGGTATCAATGGTTTTTTGGGTTGGAACCACATCGATAAGTCTTCTTATGATCCCAGCCTTGGCATCAGAGATTTTTACTGGAACATTGGTCCCCATGAACAAAAATGCATTAGATCTCAATTCAAAAGGAGATCGATACTTTTCGTTGACGATCATGATCTCATGTGAAACAATCGAATTCAATTTTGTATTATCATAGATTCGAGATAGATCTCCATCATGTTGAACACCAACGAGAGGATTACCTCTAAATGCTGACATTGCAAATGCGTTATTACTACTAGAGAGCTCTCGAGCATCGAATACGATTGCGTACCCGTCAAAAAGTTTTTGAATTATATTGAGAATTGTAGATTTGCCAGTGGCTGGTGGGCCATAGAATACAAGGAATTTCTGAATATATTTTGTATCTCCAGAAACTACTGCTCCTATGGCCCACTCGATCTTTTCTCTTTCCTCCTTGTTGTACAAAGTTCCAACAATCAAATTCCAAGCGTCATACTTCCCCTTCTTCAAAGAATATGGAAGTTTGATAGTGGCATAATCATTCTTAGAAACTTTCATATTATCAAATATAAGTTTCTCGTCCAAAGAATGGAAGTTGTTAGCACTATTGCGAAGATATCGCTGAAACTCATCCCAAATTTTTGAACTGTTAATACTTAATCTGGCAACAGTACACTTCGTTCCTGTCTTTTCTTTTACTTCTTGCGCATGCCATTCCAGATCTGCATCTACCAATCGTTGAACATCATAAATATCTTTGGACCATAACCCACGTTCTTCGTCCCATATGGCATAGAATGCACCACCACGGGTCATCAGATCTGTAGATCGGCCAATTATCCAGTCAGGACGAACTTGAAAGACTCCATCTTTTTTCTCTGTGACAACCACGTTATAGAAGTCCAACATTTCTCCTTTCTAGGCAATCTGCTGCTCATCAATATACTCAAAAAATTGATACCAAACTTCTGTATCTCTTTGGTTTTTCTGCGGGGTGATTAAAGGGAATAGACCTCCATTTCCTTGTGCATCGAAATCTCTCCAAATGAATCTATCTAAAATTTCTTCAATTTCAGATATGTCTTTACTCGATATTCTAGTAAATTCGTTAAGTTTTAGATTTTCTATAAATATCCAAAACCATTTTTTAAGACTATACTCGGTTTGAAATTCTGCACGCTTGGCAAACGATATGAGAAACTCAAGCATTGAACAGGGTTCATTTAACCAATATTCATTTGTTTCATTATCTATTTCCCGTAAAAAATCAATTCTCAACTCGAGTCCATCTTCCGCTCTATGCCTATCTGCTGGTATAACCCAGACAAATTCAGTTTTATGCAACATAATAAGTAGGTCATAGTATACTGACGACCTTGGTTCTAAAACTTTTGCACAGAGCCAGTTGAAATATTCATGTTCAATAGGCTCTCTCATATCATTCCATTCTAAATTTTCTCACTGAATGCCGAGAATGTTCAATTTCTTCTTCCATTATTCCGTCGGCATCAAGTCCCAATACATCTACAGAGAAAAGGCCTGGGTCATGAATAATTTCATACTCAGCCCTTCTCACATCATTTCGAACATAGAACACGCTTGAATCGCCTGAGCCATGCCCGAATCGTAGAGGGCCTGTTACATTATGATAATTATAAACAGGCGTTTGATCCTCATCACACATGATGTTATCCTGGGCATAATATGTCAGAGTGATCTGTGTATAGTTCTTTTCATCCGCATAAAACTCATCCTTGTGAAGAACGTATGGGAAAGCTTCTGTCCTTATCTTAACTTCCCTATCGTAATCCCATTCTTCATCACTCATTGCGAATTGAATCTGTGTAGCTTCTTCTGGTTCTGGATCTGGTTCTACATACTTCACTTCTTGATCTGCAATGAACTGCTCCATCGCATCATGATCGAATTTCGGTGCAGATGGTATAGAATGAGCATTACGATCTGCAGCACTCTTTTTTGCGTGCTCTTCATGCAATCGTTCTCTTATATTCATCTGCCTTTCATCTTCCATGGCTCTTTCAACTTTACGACCGGCCTTAAAACCGATAACCAATCCAGTACCTAAGGAAATAACTCCTATAGCAACTGGAATCGTAGCTCCATGTGTAAGAAATCCGTACATACGAGGACCTACCTTCATCGTTACAAACCTTCTTTCTTTATTGACATTCTTTTTCTCCTATTAGATGATAGACAACGCCATCCACATTAAAGTCCAGAAGAACACAATGATCTTTGGAAGGGAATTCTTCTCTTGGATTTAGTTCATAAAATCCAAAATCAACATATCTATCTCCATCCCCACTTTTTGCCCATCCGACTACAGAACCCTCTTTAGTACGAGGCAATCCAAGCGCATCATAAGCATCATTCAAAAAGAAATGCCCTCTCGAATTCAACATGTAATTGGCATGATTTTGTGCGACGTTGATAAACAGACGATTCAAATCAGGATCTTCACGCCAATTTATATTCGTCCAATCGAACATACGAGCATAATTTGACAGCGAGTTAACCTCGACAGGATTTACAACATTTGTTTTACCTTTTGCATCTACATGATTCTTAAATGCTCCGGAATGAATTTCTGCTTCTCTTTTTTCACCGACTTCTGTGCGAACTCTCTCACGATATTCGTCAAAAGCCTTTATTGCGCCTACCAACGTCACAGTAAGAGCCGTATTTCTACGAGTCAGCTGTACATGAGAACCCGTCAATGCAAATATAGAAAGCCCACCAACCACAACAGATGGCCCATAAAGCTTTACGAGTCGCAAAGAACTTTTGGCATATACAAATCCGAGATCCTTCCGATGCTCGTCTTCCGTATATGCTTTCCCGATTTTATATGAAGTATCCTTTCTATTCTGCTCGAGTTGATTTACCGCATTGAAATCCTCTTTGATCTCGTCAACAGTCTCTTCTAATTTAAGGGTTGCTCGGCAGGCAAGAACAGTTGCGCCTACAGCTCCAACAATCCCAACCGCAAAGAAAATATGCGGAGAATTCTTCTTCGTCAACAGAATGTTTCTGCCTATAAACCTAGTGAGCTTGTCAAGCTTCATAATATGCCTTTCTGTCAGATTGCCTGCATCGGTTCAGCTTGTGGCAAATTGAGTAAATATCCTTCTCGAATTTGTTGAATTCTGGCATCTCCCAAATATATCCATCCCCATTTATTATCCACGTGTGATGACGGACGTCCAAGAAGTTCATTCAGATCTCCAACGGAAACAACCTCATATGTATCGATTATCTCATTCATCTGAGTCAAAACCGTTTCTGCTTCTTCACGGCTGCTCAAAATAAACTCTTCTCGATTATAACGTTGCTCATGCAAATCTGTTGGAACTCTAGAATATGGGCGAGAAATTGGCGTTGAAGTATATCCTCGATTTACTGGTGAATTATATGTAATTCGAGGACTTGCCATAGGGCCATAATTTCTACGACGAATGGCGGATTCTCCATACATCATTCTCTCAATACCCTTGGTAGCAGCATCGACAATCGTATTACGGATCGCTGGTAATAGAACGTCATATACTATGTACCGATTTACACTCTTGAGATCTGCTTCTATAAAGAGCTCCTTAAATTTGATACCAAGAGTCTTCTTCTTGACAAGAACTTCTCCAGTAACAACAGGATGAATTTCTTTTTTTGGAAGAGCCGGCACTTCTCTATTTTTTTTCGAATTTCCAGCGTAATCTTCCATTATGTCACCGGCGTTGTATCAGCTGCAGTTGTGAGATTAGAAGCAACAGTTTCACGCATATCTGCTGGAAGCAATCCTGTCAAGAATTTAACTGCAGCCTCATCATCTGTGGCCAACTCCATGAACAATGAAGAATATGCTGCTGTCTGTGAGAATTCTTCTCGAAGTTTCTCCGATTTGATAAATCGTTTTCCATCTTCAGATTTCTGTCCATAGGCCATCAAAATGATGTCTTTAAACAGCTTGACTAGCTCCTTGTTATCCTTTGTTTCGATGATTCGCTCCAATACTCTCCCAAATCCTTCTCCATGCTCTACATCGAGTTCGATCAATTCTGGCTTGGAAAGGTTGAAATATACAATATCAGAGGTTTCGACACCATCGAAATCTTCGTATTTTATTTCACGCTTAAGCATATCGTTCCTTTTCTATAGTGAAAAAACAGAATCCATGCCGTAGCACAGATCCTGCTTTTGAGAAACCTCAAATGTTTACAGACTGTCTTTCATTTCCTTCAGAAAAGCCTTGTCGTATAAACTTCCAATAACCGTGGTGGCGACAAGTCCTATAACGGACATGACAACCACTCTGGCGATTTGATGTTCAATCGGACGTGGGTCCTCTGCTGGGAATACTGAAATATTTATTTGCTTCATTTGTTCCTTTCTCTCATATTAACCCATGTATAATGTGCGAAACCATTATTTCAAGGGTTTGACATAGTTGTAGTTGAATGTTAAGCAAGGTTCATCATTATCAGCAATTGTAGTAGAGAATTCCAACTCCAGTAATTTATCAGAATCCCACCCAACCATTGATGAATTCGAAGTTGAATCCAATCCGAGTAACTCGTACAACTCATCAAGGGCTACATATAACTCACTAAGAATTTTTGCATTGATCGTATTTTGAGATCTTTTCAATTTCTCCATGTCACTTCTGAAATATCGATTTGTATATAACTCACAACACAGAACATGCCCAGATCCGGCGATGATTATCTCTTGAGAACCAACTGGACGTTTTGCAACCCTATCTTTTGCTATTTCATCTCGTACTTTTTGTTCTTTTCCTTTTCCAAATTGCTCAGCAACTTGTTCTCGATACTCAGAGAATGCTCTCTCTGTAAGAGAATATGCTGTAATGGCCGCTACTGTACGATTGTTACTGGCTCTGGACGAGCAAACAATACATCCAATAGTCGCTACTCCAGATATTCCGGCTGGAATATAACACTTCCAGACTGTCTTAACTTTTTCTTTGTTTGGCATCGATTTTAAATTATCTTCTGATATCAGAATATCAGCTGCTTCAAATGATCCTTTGGCTACGAAATATGACGTTGTAAGCACTCCACCAATACCAAGCGCAGTAAAAATTAGAGGTGAATTTGATTTGATTAGTTTTACTGTGTTTGTAAATATGGATTGAAGGTTCATTATTGTTGTCTCATCTCCCTAATGAAAATATAAATCAACCAAAGACCGCAGGTAAGGAAAATCATAAAGACATCTCCTAAGAAATGCCAGAACCCATATCTTTTTCGTACGGTGATCGCATATGGATATCTAGTTCTGTAACTCATTTATCCTCCTTTTAAAAAAAGAAAGGACCCGTAGGTCCTCTCCTTTACAAACTATTCTCAAGTTTATTTAGTGTACGAATTCCACCCATTGCCGTTATGCAATCGTGCAGCGCATCCACTAAAATTTCCATTGACTCTTCGTTGTTCAGTGTTGAACGCATTGCCATTTCAATTTTGTGTAGACTGTCTGCAAGATCGTTAAGGGCCTTGTTTGTCTTTGTACCGGCCATATTTTTCCTTTCATAGTTCTCATTATAATGCATGTAATTTATGCGAAGGAAAAATAAAAAGAACTAAATCCCTGTTGGGGGACTTAGTCCTTCTTTTGAATAACCGTGGATTTTCAGGCCACGACGTCAAGTGAATCCGGAATCAGTGACTCAGAGTCCTCAGATCCATTCGCTTTGGCGACGATCAACACTGTACCAATAACGGCACCAGCGGTGACCAGCATCCCAAACTTGTGGTCTCTGATGAACTTCTTGAATCCACCGAAACGGGTCTCATTCTTAACAACGTTTTCCATTTGATTTCTCCTTAGTTAGCTCTCATTATAAGCCATGTATTTTATGCGAGGAAAAAACCTAAGCCCCCGTAGGGGCCTAGGATTCATTGAACCTTTGTCAAAGATGTTTCCAATTCTTTGATGGCTTTCTTCATTTTGCGACGAGCCTTGATTTCGCTCACGCCACCGACAATTCCTGAAATTACCACTGGAATAGATATCACCGTTAAATACGATATGATAGCTGTTGCAGCAGTAACTTTAACAAGATCGGCAGCTGAGAGCTCATCATAGCTCTTGTGCCAAATGCTGATGTCCTCATTCATTAAACCCTCCTTTGTTTAGTTCTCATTATAATACATGTAATTTATGCGAGATAATCGCTTAGATCGAAATATAACCCCCTCTCAGATGATTTGCGCCTGTTTTACAAATTATTGGATGCTTACCCCATCTTTTTAATTTGCAGGGCTTAGAACGAATCCTAGAAGGCGTTTTTTCAAATTGTTTAGGAAAAAGTTTCCCCGGGGGATTTTTAAGGTTCGAAAAAAATAAAAGCTTGTTATAAAAACGAAAAACACAAAAACCATGCAAGATCCTTTGTAAACCTTGCATGGCCGTTGTGTTCTTAAACAGATAGATGGTTATTTTGATTACTTCAGTTGTAAAACTCGGTTCAAGCTTTTCGACGTTAAAACGTGCTTCTGCTCGTACATCAAAATCAGAACAATCCCCACCAAATTCCCAACAATGAGGGCAATCGTGTCTTTACTCACATGCGGCTTATTTTCTCTTGCTTTGACCGCACTGAGTTGTTCATAATACTCGATCATTGTTGGATAATTCGATGAATTTACTCCAATTGTTGACATCTCTTTAAGAATTGCATTAATTTCTGAATCGACGCTCAGAACCTTATTCACATTAAAGAAATATCTCAACATATTTTCCTTTCTGTCTCTCATATTACCCCATGTATATGTTGCGATTATTCCTTTGGATCAATTACAACTTTAAAAGACACATCTTTCATCACTATTAACTCTTCTGGCTCTTTATACAACTCGAGAGAGATTACTTTTTTACCATCTACAGATATAACATTCATAGTACCGTCATAATGCGGTGATGAAAACCAAGTCGATAATACAAAATAGACAATGAAAATTAAAACCACTCCACCAATTTCTACACCGTAATATATCCCAGTTTCATATGTGGTGACAATATACAAAAAGATCAAAATTAAGAAAGAAATATGAAGAATTTTCTTATTCATAAAATTCCTATTCTAGGTTAAGTGTTGGATATCCGTTTTCACCATTTTCATCCTCAAATTCCACGTATTCGGTCACACGCATCTTAGTAATATCATTGTATTGGCCATATACACTGATTAAATCTCCAACATTGTAATTTTTACGGTAAAAAGAGCTTAGTCCTTCTTTTGAAGTCTCAGCCTTTGTAAGAATGATTTGATTTTGAGATTTAAGTATTTCTCTTCCACGTTGATCCAATGCTGCTGATATGGCCCATATATCTTCATTTGTCGAAGGAGGATCATTCCAAGCATTATCAATATCTTTTGCTTCGATGTACATTGTTCGTCTTCTAGCTCCGGTTTCTGACGGATTGATTATGACCTCTAACCATTTACCGGTCACAAGAGCAGCATTTTTATCAAATTTATTGCTCCAAAGATAATCAGCTCCAACAATATCACCAGCAGCATATGAGAGCATAACCTCTTGACTTCTATCAACCCCAGAATGTATGAGTATTATCACTTGAGTCGCTGAAGTGTTGTTACTGTTTGGTCCAAAAGGACGAAGAGCCGTTATTCCAAGCTTATCTATCTTTGCCAACTCTTCCATACGTGTGTATAGAGGACCTCGCTCAATAGTTCTGGCGACTGGAGGAGAAATACTTACTCCATTCCATACCGCATAGACATTTGGAACACTATCTCCTGGATTATAACCATAATTATGATGATCCCATAACAGTTTAATTTGATTCCCAACTTCAGTACCAGCAATAGGATATTGGTCATTAGCCCATCGGGGGAAAGCAGTTCGGTCTGTCCCAACACTTCTATTGTCGAAAAACGTCTCGTATCCTCTGCCTGTAATTTTTATAATCGGATCTTTGTCCGCATTATCGACAATTTCATGATTTTCAACAATCATCAATTGTGAAGTATTAACGTGTGAAACCAATGCCCCAATTGGAAGTACTTTTTGAATATTACCTGCGGCTGAAGCAGTGAATGTGAACTCACTTGCTTTATCAAATCGCTCAATCCACATTTTACTGGTGAGATCATTGACAATTTTACCATATCGAATATAAGTTAAATTTACTAGATCATTAAATACGATAATGTCCATATTTACACACCCCAATACGTCTGGTGATAAGAAATCGCTTCCCAAACAATAAGTGTCGTTTCAAATTTGAAAACATTGTGCCCAGGAAATACGATCGGCCAAGAAGAGCCAGGTGTAATAGCATCAGCAATATACAATTTATTTGCGCCTCGATTGAGATAAACTTCCTTTGGGTCTTCACTCGAGACATGCAAAATATCGCTTCTCTGAAATCCACCGACTGCAGTTGGAGCAAGACCGAAATGCCAATCGCCTTCAGGAGAACCAAAAACCATTTCGGGCAAATCTGAAAATAAACTGACAGAATATGTTAATCCATGTGGGGAAGTCGATCTAGCATCATAAATAATCGTATATGAAGGATTTAGATCTTTCACATCAATTTGTACCGGATAAGGAGATTTCAACATAGGATTCTTACATGATACTGTGAGGGTTACTTCCTGCGTCTTTGTAAAGTGTGGGGCCTCGATCTTAGATATAAACCCGGACAAAGTAGCTACTAGTTCAGTTCCGTTCTTGAAATGTATCTCTACTTCACTGGCCCTCGAAGAAGAAACCGCTTTGTATATGGCATCTCTGAGATCCGAATGAGATTCTCCCTCACCTTGCCTGGGATTAAGGCCAATTTTAAAAACAATATCTCTTTTTTGGGCATAAAGAGTATAATACTTTTCTGTCTGGCTAGTCCCTGCATGAGGTTGAGCTAATATGTTTTCTGCGTCCAACCCAGTAATATCTTTGATATTAAACGCATTACGTCTTGTAGGATCACGAAAACTAAGAACCATGATATCTGTGGAATTTTTTATATGGATTTCGATGGAAGTTAATTTCATGAAATATTCAACTCCTCTTTCGCCAACACAATTTGACTCTTTGTGTTACGATAGATGTCGTTCGTCGTCAACTCTGTGGGAGCGTTGATCGTCTGCTCAAACGTAACTTGAGTTGGGACTGGTGGCATAGAAGTAGCAGTATCCTGAGAAGATGGAACGATTGAAGACGAAATAGCACCTGCCTGAGTAAGAGAAGAATTTGGAGATATAACACCAGTACCGAAGTAACTGGAAATATCAGAACCAGCCTTTATAACGTTTGTCAAATCGACTACAGGCGTGATAACCGGAGCAATATTGTCAAGACCAACAAGCATGTCAGGAACCTTGCTCAAACTATCCCGGATACTAGAAACCGCGCTGTTTGCCATATTAGCTGCACTATTGTCAACTGCTGTGGTGTCTCCCAAACCTATAGCGAGACCATCGCCCATATCTTGGCCAAGACCGATAAAGGCTTTGGCCGGACTAGATGCACCAACAGCGCTCTTGGCATGTTCAAACGCACCCTTAGCTAAATTAGCTGCACCTTCGGCCACCTTTTCAACCTTTGAGGCCATTCCCAAAGTAATTCCATCAGCAATAGCCAAACCAAGTGCTTTACAATCTTCTCTAAGTTTCGGTGCATGCGTAGTGATAGCAGCAGTTAGACCTTCAAGAGTTTTCTCAAGTACTTTGGCCCCAGCTTCGGCGAGCTGAACTGCATCTTTACCCAAAGCTTCAATGAACGTGGTAATAGTTGTCGTTGCGGCAGCGGCAATTTCTACAGCTTTGGTACCAAGGCCTTCAATAAACTTGATTATCAAATGCGCACCGGCATCAATAATTTCTCCGATATGAGTTTCAAGTGATTGAAGGAAAGTCACAATAAGCGTCGCAACAGCATCCACAATCCTGACAATACCGGCGGTAATACCTTCGATGAGCTTGACGATCATGGTTACGCCAGCTTCAACGATTTGTGTAATGCTGTCTGTAATAGCTTGAATAAACGTCGTGATGATTGTGGTAACTGTGTCTATTACCAAAGTAATGTTGTCGGTTATACCCTGAAGAAGTGCCATAAGCATGGCCAATCCACCGGCAATTATCTGCTCATAAGAATCTGTAATTGCCTGAAGGAAAGCAAGAATCAAATTAACTGCAGCTTCTGCAATCAGTCCAATGTTATCAGCAATCCCATTGATAAAGTTGGTTATAATCTCAACCCCGACAGTTACAAATTCTCCCACATGATCGGATATACCTTGCAGAAATGCAAGAATCATCTGATTGGCTGTTTCAATAATTTTCGGGAAATCTTCTTGAATAATCTTGAATACCTCGTCAAGAAGCGTTCGGATAAGCTTCCCAAGCTTTGGTATGAATTTGATTAGCACGTCAGCAAGCGTGTTAAGAACCGTACCAAGGACCTTAATAAGATCTGGTAGACCGGCCAAGAAATTCTTGACGAAATTGATTGCGAATAGAGCAAGATCAGCAGCTAGTTTTGGTAGAGCTTGCCCGATAATATCTAGCGCCTTGACAATAGCCAATGCTCCAACTACTCCTGATGCCGCCATGACTTGGAATGCTGTAGCAGCAAGAAATGCTCCTGCCCCGAACAAGGCAAGTCCAGCACCTAGGAGAAGAAGCGCTGCGCCAAGAGCAAGCATCGCAGGAAGAATCTCCGACATAGCAATGGCGGCGACAGCAAATACGAGCAATACTCCTACTATGGCTATAAGACCAGTTACAATCTGAGCAATACTCAATTTTGCCAACGTCTCGAGTACTTTTGCCATTATAGTCAATGCGGAAGCAACAATAATCATAGCCGCTGCTCCGACAATACCACCACTCATAGCATTGACAGCTACGACAAGAAGAAGCAACATGACTGCCAAAGACCCAAGTCCTTTGACAATCGTGCCAAGACTTAGTTTACCCATCTGCTCGATAGCAACAGCCATAATGCTTAGCGCTACGCTCAGAACAAGAATTCCTGCTGCTGTGATAGGAAGAGTTAGAGGCATAAGAGTCATAGTTACAGCAATAATTGCCAATCCTGCACCTATGCCGACTAACCCCTTCGCCATTTGGGTCCAGGACATCTTAGCAAACGATGCTACAGCTTTTGATAGGATAGTCAGACCGACAGCAACTTCGATAAACCCCAAACCAGCTATAGCACCAGAAGTAGGCATGAAATTCAACGCAGCAGCTATTAATGCGATCCCAACACCAACGCCTAAAAGCCCCTTCCCCATCTGTTCCCATGACATCATAGAAAATATCTTTACGACACCACTGAGAATAAGAAGACCTGTGGACATTGTGACAAGCGCAAGTCCCGCAAGAATCATCTGGCCAGGATCTGCAGTCAAGATTTTCGTCGCAGCAATAAGAATTCCTAGAGCAACAGCGATTCCAACTAATCCCTGAGCAAGTTGTTTCGGGTCCATGTGGCCCAATATAGCTACAGAAACCGATAGAATATCGATAGCGACAGCAAGCTCTATCAAGGCGGCCCCAATAACAGCCAACTTGAGCCCACCAGATGTAGTGGTTATTCTGTTCAATACTTCCAACGTCGCAGCTAGTTCACCAAACCCAACAGCGATGGCAGTCAACGCCTTTGCCAAAGCAGCCGAATCGATCAAAGACAAGACGACAATCGAAATAGTAAGAAGGCCGATTGCTTCAGCGATCTTCATCAAAGCTTCTGCCTTGACTTTCGTTTGAAATGATTGAAGCGTCTTGGAAAGCGTGTCAAACATGCCGTTTACTTTACCAAGAAGCCCGCCAGTAAGATCAACTTTCAATCCGCTCTTAAAGAATTTCCTGAGCATTATCACAATCCCGCCAAGGAGACCAACATTAAGAGCATCAATGGCCGAGTTGAAATCTGTAGAATTCATTGCTTTCGCTAGATTCTCTCCAAGATGAGAAAACCAAGTCGATATATAGTTTCCAACTTTTTCCAACCCGTCAATAACCCAACTAAAGGTGGTAGCCAACCAACTGAAAGCCCCGCCAGCACTTTCTGCCCCACTTTTGACATCGCCAAACCTAGAAGTAATTTTATCGCTAATTGTTATACTGAAGAAATCGCTTATAACCTTTCCGAGTTTTCTTATAAACTCAATTGGAGCGGCTAGAACCTCACCCAATTTCACAAAGAAGTTGTGAAGCCGTCCACCGTCGACAAGAAATGTTTTAAGCTTTGTTAGAGCATCTCCGATACCTGCGCCAAAGGTAAGGAAGCCTTTTGACGCTGGAAAAATGGCTGCAACTAGATCTGCAAAAACTAGAGCAAGTCCTTTGATGATCTCCCATCCTATTGAAAGAACCGAAAAGAACCCAGCAAAAATGCTCTTGAGCTTTCCTGCCGTTTCTGCTCCCATTTTGAGGTGTTCAGAAAAGCTCTTGAAAGCCTCTGAGATGGAGAGGATAGTTGAGGCAGTCTTAGGAGGAAAGATCTCTTTGAATGCATCTTTGACAACACCGAGGACTTGCTGAATGCCTTTGAACGCATTCATAAAGCCTTCGGCGAAGTTAGGCATTGCCTTAGTCAGATTTGTGAAGTCAAGCTTCCCCAGAGCACTAATAATTGATCCGGTGGCAATGCCTTTCATCTGTAGGAAGGCATCGATAAGCGGCTGCAGGGCGGCGGTGACGTTGTCAATAACAGGTGTCAAGGCATTGAAGAGATCCCTCATTTGGGTTCTCTCTGGCCCGAACCATGCGGCGCCTAGTCTGGCCAATGCGGCATGCATGTTGGCCAGTGAACCGGTGTAGGTCTCGTTGGCTTGGGTAGCATGGGAGCCGAAGGCTTGATCCATGGCATTGGCAAATGTCTTGTAGTCAAGCGTCCCAGCAGTGGCCATCGCATGGATCTGTTGCTCAGACTTACCCATCTGCTTACCTAGAGCAGCTGCAGCATTCAAACCTCTTGTAGCAAACTGTTGAAGGTCGATGTTCGTAATCTTCCCAGAGGCTGCTGACGTCGTGAACAAATACGCCATATCGCTGAAGGACGACCCGGTCATAGCTGCAGTACCAGCAATACCACGAAGAGATGTGGTCATGTCTGCACCAGCACTAATACCAGAAGCAGCAAACTGAGCAGCAGCCTTAGCAGCTTCATCTAACCCATAAGCTGTACCTTTAACAGCACCCAAAGCACTCTGCATTGCTGCGTCTACATCAACGCCTAGGCCTCTGAACTGGAACTTTGCTTGCTCGATGTTGTTGGCACGCTTTGTACCACCAGTAATGATGGGCTCTAAAATGTCTTTCTTCGCAAAGTTCGTTACAAAACCGATTGCCGAATTAGTAATACTCTGAATAGCTGTGAATCCGATAACACCGAGCGCGTTGAATTTACTAGCAATTTTCTCGACACCAGATGCCATCCCACCAAGATCTACATTCTTAGCAGCAGTACCAATATCGTCTAGACCTTTGGAGGCTCCTTTGAAATCGAGTTTTGCCTCTAATTTATCAAGACTAGCAATAGTGGAGGCAACGTTCTTTTCGAAATTAGCATTATCGAATCTAATAGATACTACACGATTATCAACGCTACTAGCCACCACTCACCTTCTTTCCTAGCTCGGTCGAAATAAAATCGAATACTGGACGCATAGCAGGATTAATAAAATCTCGTCCTTGAACGTATCCTCCTGTTCCAGTTCCATGCCCATACTGAATAAGGATTACAACTGATAAGCCACCTTCTATGTCGTCGTTATACCAAGAAATACCAGGACCGGCAGAATCACTTGTAATTTGGAAACCCCACGAATGTTGGGCAAGACCAGTATCGACAGGAGTAGATGATTGAAGTGCAGCCAGCCCAAGATGAGCATAATGCTCAATATCTGAAAATATCTTTTTACTATCCACCGATTTAAGATATTCTCTCGTTGACTTGTAATCTCCTTGACTTGTTATTTCTATTGGCATAATGTTCCTCTAGTATCGAATGATATACCTCATTACAAGATACGGGGGAAGATTCGTTCCAACAGGACTCACTCCAGAAGGAGTAGCATCACCAGTAAGAGCATGATCATGATTTCCTGCTGCATCCAATGAAGTGAAACTAATTCCGTTTCCTGGTGAAGTTACAACATTCAGCGAACTGCCTGGAGCACTGAGTCCGATACGAAACCCATAATCATTAGCAACAGAGTGACTATGCTGTCCTGCGCCATAAACTCCATGACTGTGGTTATGATTATGAGATGGAAGAGTAGAATCAGCATTTCCACCAAATGCACCAGGACTAGCACCACCGGTTCTCATTCCCCGAACCATACGGTCAGCTAAATTAGGAACATTGAAATGCGTTGGGTCCGCTGCTCCATAAGTAATACTGATAGAATCGAAAAGAGCCACGTAATTCGATCTGAGATAACTTGCTCCGTCACAAAGAAGCCAACCATCAGGAACTACTTGACCAGCAAAAGTCATACAAGAACCTACCGGACAAAGAAGATCCATCAAACCGGTAACGTCTGTTCCTCCAGGTCCAGGAGGGCCCGGTGGACCACGAACATCACCAGCATCAATTTCTACACCATCCCGACGGACAAGAAAGAGATTATCGGCTCGAACTTCACCATCAACGACAGTTTCATTCTCAATGGTCTTCATTTTTTCTGCTGTGTAACCAGTTACTGTGGCCATTATTCTCCTTTTTAATCATCGAGGGTGTCTGAAATTCGATAAGTATCTGGACCAAGATAAACCGCGTTTGCATTTTGAATATCAAACAAACCATCGTCACTGATATCAATAAGAAGGCTGTGATCAGTTGATGCAGTCCAAGTGCCGTCTTCTCCATCATCAATTTTAATAGCTGGAGCATCTAGAACATCATAAGTATCACCAATTAAAAAGGTCCAATCATCAGGATATACAGCATTAACACCAGAAATATCAAACAAACTATCAGCATAAAAATGAATAAAATCTTCCCGCAAAGAAGTTGCTGTCCACGTTCCATCTCCATTATCAACAATCTTAACTCGATACCATTCATTTATTTTATCTGACAAATCATCCATTGGAATAAGAAAAGCATCAGAAATAGAAGACCCATAAAGTATTTCTTCGATATCTTCCAAAAGAAATGGATCAATATTCCCAGAGTTTACAATTATGTGCGATGTTGGGTGATAACCACTAACTTGTTCCGGGATAGTTGTAAGATTCCATTCGAATAAAGTAAGACCTACATCTGCCGATATAGTGTTTGATACTCTATCTGATGGAATGGCGGTTATATTGTAAATCAGATGAATCTTATAATTTTTTGAAGGCCCGTCAACATCATTTCCAACTTGAGTTCTATAACAAAGATTAAACAATTTTGGCGGCTGGTCTCCCAATAAAACGCCGCGTTTTATAGACTCTAGTCCTTCAATTTCTGCGAATTCATCAGGATAAGTCATGGCCGTCATGGTCGCTGAGAAACTTCCAAGTGAAACTAAATCATTAATTTTTCTTCCATCATAATAAATAGCTTCTACTTCCTTATCGAATATTTCAGAAATAGAAACAAGACCATTCCAAGCAACTCCTGAGCCATCTGGAAGGTATAAAACGCCTCTATCTAAACCAGTGTCATAGACTCTTTCTCCTACTTTATCCCATTCCAAAACAGGCATGCCTTCTCCTTTATCATCCCTTGGTATTCAATTCTGCTCTCCTCTTAGCATTCAAAGCAGCATTTCTACTCGCCAACTCATGGCGAGACATTTTCTCTGGTTTGGAATTCTTTATGTTACAAATTCGAATTAAAGAGAATAGCCGATTCAAATGCCAATACTGACACTCAAAAGGAATATTAAAAGCTACCATCCAATAATAAATCAGCTCTGAAGTAATGACCTCACCCAAACCACGACGTTCTGGCATCATCCCAAAAGTAGTTGCTGATTGACTAGAATCGATGTATTCTTGAATCTTGTCAATAGCGCCTTTTGGTAATCGATACAAAACATCAGGATCTGTGTCGGGAGATATAATCATCGCTTTTAGATATCCGAAAATTTCTTCTGGAGTTTTTTTCCCAGAAGCCAAAAATGGCGTTTGGTATTCTGACTCCCATTTTGACAGTGAAATCAAAGAATGCTCAAACTCAATAACCATATCAATAACCGTTTCGAAGGTATTTGTCTGTTCATCGAAAAATTCCTCTCCTTCGATATTAAGTCTGAGCATTCTCAATTCCTAACTATGCAACGGTGTAATACCAGTCAGAGTCAGTCCCAGGAGTGATCAGATAGCCAGGTTCTGGCCGGGCTGTAACAAGAGTACTTACTGCAAGGACCATGTCTCCTGGAGGAGCCTCATCCGCACCAATAAAGTACTTAAGTCCAGCAACTACTGGGATGGTCAAAGTAAATGTAACGCCATCAAATAGCGGTGCTTCTGGGATAACCATTGTGGCGCCGCTAGTGAATAGGGCAATGACAGAATCGGGAGGTGGCAATACTGGATTAGTACCTTCGGCTCCATAAAGTACTGTCTCGAGCGCCAGCAAATCTTCCGGGGTTACCTTTGTCGAATCGACGGTAATGAGGGAAGTAGGCTTCATTCCTGTCACAGCTGCTGGAGACGTTGTTACACTCCAACTGAAAGCAATCGCTGCCGGTGAGTCATTAATGGTCTGATACGCCTTCTCAGAAGGACTGGCAGTACATCCATAGAGAAGATGCAGTTTATGACCGTAAGACTCTCCTTCGATGTCATTTCCAACCCTTGTTCGATAGGAAAGTCCAAATGTCTTTCGAGCTTGCTGTCCAACACTCACACCAGGAACCGGCGTGGCAAGACCATCAAACTGAGCAAACTCGTCCGGATAAGTGAACGCTTCAACTGTTGCTGCAAACTCTTCTGCTGAGAAGAGATTCAAATACTTGATGTTGTCGGCATACTGCGCATTAGGTTCAGCGCCAGAAGGCGATTCTGTAACCGCAGTAAGACCATTCCAAGCAACACCATTAATGTATGCTCCCTTTGAATCAGGAAGATACAACACTCCTTGGTCAACACCTGTCTCATAAAATCGGTTGCCAAGCTCGTCCCATGCAAGCTTCATCTTTTTCTCCTTCTAAAAGAAAAGGTTGTATATGTCGTGGTTTAAATTGTCAGCCGTGAAAAAACGTTCAAAAGAGCAAAGAGGAAGCGCAGCAACTTTATCAAGAATGGCACTATCTGGATTCACATCAATAACTGTAAGTTGATAACGTTTCCTATGCTTATATGGTCCATTGTCAGCAAACTCTGCTCTTGCATTATCACGTCTATAAACGATACACGGATATGCCATTTTTATGCTCGGTGGCGGTTGAAAATATACATTTGGAGATCCAAGCAAATCTAGTAAAAGAGTTTGTAAATCAAGCCGTTGGCCCATTGTAAACACTCCCTAGTTGCATGATGAGCCGGGGGCTCTCGACTTGTATAGTTGTAACAGTCCATAAACCCCCAGACCATCTCACATACTTAATGTTTAAGAAATTTTCGACGGCATATTCATCTGCTACAATACTAACAGAATTAGATATTACGACATCTTCGTTAATCTTTTCGTTATTATCGACTCTTCTAGAATTACGAATAATGTCGCCTTGATAAGTGAATTCTGTAATTTTATCCACCCAAATGCCAGATTCCGGTGGAGTTTCTATAGATTCACCATATCCTATTTCTCCGTGAAATCTGGCCATCGAAACTCCTTAGTTATTCAGACTTTTCTTTAGAAGTCTCTTTCTTTGACGAGGCTTCGGCTGTTCCCCCGCCAGTGTCTGGAAGAGATCCATGAACTGGAGGAACGCTCTGTCGATTATTAGGTGGCTCAGGAACAATAGCATGAACAGTCCCACCTGGCGGAGCGACAAACGTTCCTTGTCTAACGACCATAGCCGACTTCAACTTCACCAAAGCACCAGAACAACGACCCTCGATCAAATACTTGTATTGGTTATAGTCAATATCGAAATCGTCGAACAAATTAACTTCTCCGCCCTTATCGGCGCCGAGAACATAGTCTGTCATACTGACAATAACTGCTATTGGACTACCAGATGAAGGATCAAAGATATCGACTGGAATAACCGAAGAAACACGAATTTCTGAAGCAAATTGCTCCAAAGAAGTGTAAATACGTCGACCCAAAGTATCCTTCAACAGCATGACCTGAGCGATAAATGCCTCACTCGTATACATGGCTGGGGTTCCAGTTCCACGATACAGTGCACGATACTGAACAATAGCGTCAACAACATCTTGAACGCCATTGGCAGCAAAGTCAGCCAGAATTTCAATCGTAAAGAGTTGATCATCCGTGGCAATTGGACGAATACGATCTTCCATGATCTTGTCTGGACTCGTAATGTTACGTCCATCACCGATAAGGACTGCACGAGCGAGTTCTTCGTCGAGCATAAGCCTCATCTCACTCTTCATCCATGCCACAACATCAAAGTCAGTGATATCAATGATGTCATCACGATCAAGCTTCTGCTTCTTGTAGATCGTTTGCGGCATTGTCTCTCGCCTAGAAGTCGAGAAAAATTCCTCTTCTTTGATCGCTCCAGTGACATACCCCTTTGCCCTGGCATCATCATATGTGAGGTCTGCAAAGTGAGTCTTTACCCGACTGAATGGTGATTTACGAGCACCACTCAACACCGTGTTCACCCATTCCGTTCGGCGAGTATAAAACTCTGGAGCTGATGTAAGAGCCTGAGCCTCAGGGAACAGCGTATCAATCTGATTGATGCCATGCGCAATCGCATAGTTCTCTGTGGCTTGCTTCAAAGACCCACACTTAGTAGCATCAGCGACGATACCCTTAACATCCTCATGAGAAAGAACCGGCCCTCCCTTCTTGTCTTTGTCATCGCCTTCAAAAATGTTGTGCTTCATTTGGTTACCTTTCTCAGAGTCGGGAAGTTCTCCATCATCTTGACCAAGAGCTTCGCCCATGAAGTGGTGAAGCACCTTTTTCTGCTTGTCCGTCATTCCATCGTAAATGCCTTGAATCGTGTCACTAGAAATGTCCGATTGTGAAACATTGTCTCCACTACTACCATCTGACCCTTCAAGAGCCATACCAACCAAGTAATGAAGAACTTCTTGTTGCTTTGGGCTCATCGAATCATAAACATCTTGCACTGTTTCTCCACTATCACCAGAAGAATCAGTTGTTGCTGGTGCTCCATCTGCGTGCTCGAAAGAAAGCCCGGTATAAATGATGGCCTCATCATCAAGAACTGTCTCTTCATCATCAGAGTGACGAATAGTAACATTCTCGATAAGAGCACCAGGATTTGCCCCGGAAAGTACAAGACTAACTTCACGAATAGCTCCGTGAAGAACTTTCTTCGACCGTTCAATGAGATCATTAGCCCAAATAGACATCATTGTGATGTCCTTGTGCTGAATCAACCCATGAGTATGAACAGCTTTTGGTGAATCATTGAAAAACCCGAAACAATAAACACCTTCGGCACGATTTTCCAAAATCGCATGGCCAAGCACATTTTCTGGATCATTGTGCCCATGTTGCCAAACGAGAGGAACCTTCAAAGTATCCTGATGCTTAAAAGCATCCGGCATGATGATCCGTCCATCTGAACATTTGAGACCAGCCTTAGTGGCCCAGCCACTAAAATCAGCTTCTACTCCCATTTTGACCATTCCTTTCTAAGCTATGAGCCACTGGAACTTTATCAGTCGGC